ATTTATATAAAAAAGTCAATGGAATCCGTTACAGAATCCATTGACTTTTCTTTATAAATCCATTGAGTTAGCGAACGGATTCCATTGACTTTCTAATCCAGCTTCAATACGGCCAAGAACGCTTTTTGCGGAACTTCTACCGTACCGATCTGCTTCATTCGTTTCTTTCCCTCTTTCTGTTTTTCCAGCAATTTACGCTTACGGGAGATATCGCCTCCATAACATTTCGCCGTCACGTCTTTACGGACAGCCTTAATTGTCTCACGAGCGATAATCTTAGCGCCTATCGCCGCTTGGATAGCGATATCGAATTGCTGGCGGGGGATCAACTCTTTCAGTTTCTCGCACATACGACGTCCGAAAGTAACGCTATTATCCACGTGCGTCAATGTAGACAAAGCGTCTACCGGCTCACCGTTCAACAGGATATCTAATTTAGCCAACTTACTGGGACGGAAATCATGTAAATGGTAATCGAAAGAAGCGTACCCTTTTGAAATACTCTTCAACTTATCATAAAAGTCGATTACGATCTCGCCCAACGGCAAGTCATAATGAATCTCGACACGATCACCTGAAATATATTCTTGCTTAAGCAGGATGCCACGCTTACCCAGACAGAGTGTCATGATCGGGCCGATATAGGTAGTGTTCGTGATCACGGAAGCACGGATAAACGGCTCGTCGATATGATCAATCAAAGTCGGGTCCGGCAAGCCTCCCGGATTATGTACCTCGATCTCCTCCCCTTTCTTTGTATGCACGATATAAGAAACGTTCGGTACAGTGGTTATCACATCCATATTGAACTCACGATCCAAACGCTCCTGAACAATCTCCATATGCAACAAGCCCAAGAAACCGCAACGGAACCCAAAACCCAACGCGGCGGAACTCTCCGGCTGGAAAGTCAAGGAAGCGTCGTTCAACTGCAATTTCTCCAATGAAGCGCGAAGGTTCTCGAAATCCTCGCTATCGATCGGATAGACGCCAGCGAAGACCATCGGCTTCACCTCCTCAAAGCCTGCGATCGCGTCTTTAGCCGGGCGAGACACATGAGTGATCGTATCACCGACACGCACCTCCCGGGACGTCTTGATACCGGAAATGATATATCCTACGTCTCCCGTCCGGATCTCCTCACGGGGGCACATATCTAATTTCAATATACCTACCTCATCAGCGTCATACTCTTTTCCTGTAGCGATAAACTTCACATGGTCACCTTTACGGATCACGCCGTTTACCACCTTGAAGTAAGCGATAATACCACGGAACGGATTAAAGACGGAGTCAAAAATCAAACACTGCAACGGGGCCTCCGGATCACCTTTCGGGGCCGGGACCTTCTCCACGATCGTATTCAAGATCTCAGTCACTCCCTCACCTGTCTTTCCGCTCGCCCGTAAGATATCCTCACGAGGGCAGCCCAACAGTTCCACGATCTGGTCCTCTACCTCCTCCGGCATGGCGCTAGGCAGGTCGATCTTGTTCATCACCGGAATAATCTCTAAGTCATTCTCTATCGCCATATACAGGTTAGAGATGGTTTGCGCCTGAATACCTTGGGCCGCGTCCACGATCAGCAACGCACCCTCGCAGGCGGCGATAGAACGGGAAACCTCATACGAGAAGTCCACGTGTCCCGGAGTATCGATCAGGTTCAGTATATATTCTTCACCCTTATAATTATACTTCATCTGGATCGCATGGCTCTTGATCGTAATACCACGCTCACGCTCTAAATCCATGTCGTCAAGGACTTGAGCTTGCATGTCTTTACCTTCTACTGTCTTGGTATACTCAAGCAAACGGTCTGCCAAGGTACTTTTCCCATGGTCAATATGAGCAATAATACAGAAATTGCGGATATTCTTCATCTGCTAAATTTATTTTTAGGTACGCGAAGATAGGAAATTTAGCCTAAATACTATACTTTTGGCATACCATTTGTTGTTAATAGTACATGACAATACAAGAAATAAATAAAGCATACAACCGAATTATCGGTTCATTAGACGAAAAGGAGCTAAAGAATGCGTTCGATTTTCTCCAAGGTTTAATAGCGGGAATACGTGAGTACTCATTCCAAGACAGGTTGAACGAGCTACAAGATACTTATAAATATATGTTGCGATACCGGATCGAGGGGGCTAAAGATCCGATGCAAGACCAAATATACAACAACTTGATCGCATCCAGCTATGAGTTCGCGGATATAGTGAAGCACAAGGCCTTATCGGTAGATTCGCCTCTCTCCTATTATAGCCGTAGGCGAATGATGCAAAAGGAGCTTACCAACTATGACCAGCTCCATAAGGTTTTGAGAAACGCCTCTTTGGTGAAGATAGAGACTCCGACCGGAACCATTACGGAGCAGCAGCAAATCGAATCCGCCACGATCCTATTATTCAATAAGATCTGGACCTCGAATCCTCTCAATAAGGAAGAAATAGCCTCCATCAGGAACCTATTGAATGACCAAGAGTTGCCTTTTATCATCGGTAGCCAAATCGTATCAGCATTAATGCTGGGGTTGCAAGCCGCTTTCGATAAGGAGAAACTGCTATTATTATTCGATGCGGCCAATCTCCAAGAAGATGAGATTCGTTACCGCGCGTTGATCGGGATTCTCTTGACGCTCTATACCTATAGGAAACGTACGGCACTATATCCGCAGATAGCGGATCGGCTAGCGGCTTTATCCGAGGGATTTCCTAATTTCACGAAAGCGATCCGCACGATTACCCTTCGTTTTATCCTAGCCCGTGAGACAGAGAAGATCACCCGTAAGCTACAAGACGAGATCATTCCGGAGATGATCAAGCTAGGCCCTAAAATCAGTCAAAAGATAAACTTAAAGGATATCAATCCGGAACTTCTCGGAAACGAGATGAATCCGGAGTGGCAGAATATGTTATCGAACAGTTCCTTAGGGAAGAAAATGGAGGAGTTCAGCGAACTGCAACAAGAAGGCGCGGACGTAATGCACTCTACTTTCGTGCACCTAAAGCATTTCCCCTTTTTCCGGGAATTGGGTAACTGGTTCATGCCATTCACGACCGAGCATTCCGCTTTTGGCAGTCAGTTGAGCAAGAATCAAACAGAAAAGGATATGCTAGATTCCATGACTCTTGCGGCATTCATGTGTAATTCCGATAAATATTCCTTATATTTCAGCATGATGCAATTGCCGGATCAAGCCCGTCAAATGATGATGGGACAGTTTGGTAGTCAAGCCTCCGAGATGATTCAGCAAACAAAGGAGGAATTGATCAGTAAACGGGGAAAATTGGAAATCATATCCGGACAGTACATACAGGACTTGTATCGTTTCTTCAAACTTTATCCGGGACATCTGGATTTTGATGACATATTTACATCTGCGCTAGACTTTCATAACCTGCCAATTTTGCAGCCTTACGTCAGTGATGAGGAAAGTTTGACAACTATCGCGGAGCATTATCTCCGGAAGAATTACTTCCTTGACGCGCTCACGATCTACAATCGCTTATCCGACGCAAATCAAGAAAGTGATATCTTATTCCAGAAAATCGGTTACTGCAAACAAATGAATGGCGATATACAAGGCGCCTTGGAGGCTTATTTACATGCGGATCTTATCAATCCGGACAGTAAATGGGTTATTCGCCGGATCGCCGGTTGTTACCGTACCTTAAAGCAACCGGAAGAAGCGTTGAAATACTATCATCGTTACGAGGCTTTCAATCCGGATGATTTATCGATCCAAATATGTATCGGCCACTGCCATCTTGAACTCAAGAATTATAATGAGGCGCTGAAATATTATTTCAAGGTAGATTATCTGGACAATAAAAGCACGAAGGCTTGGCGTCCGATCGCTTGGTGTTCTTTCTTGACCGGTAAATACGATCAGGCCCGTAATTATTACAAAAAGATCATGGATAATCAACCCAACACCCAAGATTTCTTGAATGCGGGACATACGGAATGGGCATTACAGAATATCAAGGGAGCGCTTGCTTTTTATAAAAAAGCCGTGGAGAAAGAGTCCGGTGATTTCTCGAAGTTCCAAGAGCAGTTCAATCAAGATATTCCCGATCTTCTTGTAGCGGGAATCGAGGAGGCGGAAGTGCCGTTGATGATGGATCAACTCCGGTATTCCTTGAGCGATATATTCTAACTAGTCATCCAACAATTTGAGAAGACAAAAAGAAATATCGTATGAAAGAGATGATATTAGAGACAAAGCGACTCCTATTAAGGGAATTAAAACAAGATGATTTTAATAATATCTGTAAGCTTTTACAAGATCCGATTGTAATGTACGCTTACGAGGGAGCGTTCAGTAAAAAAGAGGTACAAGAATGGCTTGATAAGCAATTAAGGAGGTATCAAAACGATGGTTTTGGTTTATGGGGGATGATAGAGAAAGACAGCGGAGAGCTTATCGGTCAGTGTGGTCTCACCTATCAAGAATTCAATGGTCAACAGGTTCCGGAGATCGGTTATTTGCTTAGGGCGGAATACTGGCATAAAGGTTATGCTACCGAGGCCGCCATAGCTTGTAAGGAATACGCCTTCAATATCCTTAACTTCGACAAAGTATACTCCATCATACGGGACACAAATATCCCCTCTCAAAAAGTAGCACTAAGAAACGATATGAGGGAAATCGCAAATTTCATAAAACATCATCGCAATATCGATATGCTTCATTTAGTATTCTGCGTGAATAAGTTATAGTTATCAAGCGGAAAGACTGGGATTCGAACCCAGGGAGCGGTTACCCGCTCACCGCATTTCGAGTGCGGATAATACAATTTGATTATCAATTTATTACAACAGATACTGTAAATACATAGTAAAAACGACATTTATAGTCGTCTTTTTTGATGCAAATCTATCATCCAGTTAGCCCATTCATCCGTCCCGTAAGCAGGAATATCGAACCACTCCTTTTCGCTCAAATGAGGCAAGAGTTGCATGATCCGCTCCAGCTCATTCCGGAACCGGAAAATATCCTCTTCCGTCAGCTTTACCGAATAATGCTTCTTGCATTCCTTTAATCCCGGAAAAGACTGGAGCAATCCCATAATCTCGGAGAAAGCGGAAGACTTGCCCTTGTCGATTTTTAATGTGATTCCGGACATGTTGCATTTTCTTATTTTCCCATCAAAGCTACTATTTGAGGCATACTATACAAGCTTCATTATCCTGTTCTTGTCGCTCCATAGGACGATTTCCAGTTGGGATTTCCCACTCATGAACTCCAGATAAGGGGCTATTTTGTCCATTTTATAACCGGATGCCATGTCGTTTACCAGGGCTATCTTTTTGTCAATAAAATCCGTCATTCCTGATTTCTCGATGATTTCAAAGTTCATATTGGTTTTACCGATACTGTTGATAAAATTGTAATCAGTTGAACCGGTTATGTAATTGACCAAAGACAGCCTATTGTTATTCTTGATTACGGCATTAAACTTGACCCTGCTGTACCTTTCATGAATGGACTTGCCAAAATCGACCTGCTCCTTGCTTTTAAAAGAGGCAATAAAGCTGTCCGCATGTTTTCGGAATCTTCTGATTGCGTCAGCCTCTTTCTTTGATTCAAACTGGATGAAAGAGGAACTTACGATTGCAGATATGAAATTAGCGACCTCATAAACCAAATTGGGTATCATCGCCCAGTTAGTTGTCTTTTTATAATAGAATAGTCTTTCCTTTGCCTCGATGGTAGATATGTTGTATTGCGTCAGATAATATTCGTACAATCTGTTGAAATGGTTGTCTTCCAAATCAATCAAGTCGTTGTAATACTTTTCGGAAATCCACCCTCCGTCTGTTACGACAAACTCATCGCCTCTCTGTGTAAGAAAGACGGAAACGAAACTGTCGCTTGTCGTGAAGCAAGGTGTGATAATTTCGACTGTTTCCCCTCTTTGCTTGAAATTCCAGAGCCGACTGTGTACTTCCACGATATTATTTAAAATACTTGTATCCATTTCAATTTCATGTCAATTAAAAGTTTATACCACTCAAAGGATCGATATCGCTTTCGTAAACAAAAGGCAGAGTTCCAGGTGACTGCACTTCTATTTCGGGTGTATCTGCGCTATTGCCCTTCGTGTTTGACTCCGTGCAAAAATGAGCGATGCACAAAGATACATCTTCCAGCACTTCCGCTTGCTTTTGGTCTTTCAAAACTTCCGTTTTGTATGCAATTTCTTCGCCCGTCTGCATAAATTTGTGAAAATGCGGTGTAGGCACTCGCTGCTGGTCAATGGGGACATCAAGGCCTGAATTGCGATGACATGCGCCCGCTGAGTCATATCTGAAAAAGTAGCTGTTGTCGAATGCCGGACATTTGAGTTTGAACTTAAAGTCAGTCGGGTCGTCCGCCTTTATTTGTACAACAAATTCAAGATCCTTTTCCAGTGACTCATGTTTTGCCTGTACGACCTTTTCCTTGATTGTTTTGTGATTGCTCTTTGTCTGGTCTACTACAATAGGTGAGACAAGAATGGTTTTGCCTCCTTCTACGAGCACTTTATATGTGTCATAATTGGATTTTATGTTGTTATTTATCTTTACCTTTGCCATATATTATCGTATTTATCACTATTACCCTATTTCTGTTATCTGCATTAATGTCTCTTTCACAAAATCCTTTAGTTCCATAATTAAAAATTTTCAATTATTACTTCCTTGTAAAAGCATAAGTCAACATTAACCAAGAAACTTATCCTTTATTGATAAAGTTATCAGGATCCTTTTTAGTTACAGCATCAAACCTGCATTTTCGTTTAATTCACTGCGTATGGAGCAAACCCTAAACCAGAGAACTAACTGAAAAAACTTACAACTATTTTTCTGAATCATGTCTTAATAAAGATACTTCTTGTTCCAAAGCAGACTTCTGTTGACATACCAATCTATAGCTTCCTTGAAGATTACGAAAATCATTTTCTATTCTTCTATATTCAACTTTTGACTCACTTAGTTGTTTTTGCATTTCTATAAGTTCTTTATTAAGTTTATTCACTTCTTCTTCACATGAATAATTGCCAAAAGACATATTTTGCTCCAAATATCTCCAAAGAGAAGTAGGCATCATACCCCAATATCTTTCAAATCCAAGATCCAAGATAAAACAAGCAATATGCGCTTCCGAAAATTCATCTCGTGATAATCTTAAGTAAACTTCCTTAGGAGATAATATCGTACTTATAATACCACAATTATCAAAGCAAATATAACTATCATCAATTGCTCTTATGCGATCTTGTAAAAGCTTTTGATTATCAATATTATCATCGAACACAATCAATATTACATTCTTATTCATAGAGATATATTATTTGATAGTTGTTTTAATATGTTGACTCATATCATCTTTCAAATCCTCCCACTTGCCATCCCATCGAATTTCAACTGTAAATCTATATGGTTTACATGATACAGAATAGAGTAAATAATCAATAGTATAGATTGTGTGATTCGATTGGGAAGGATAAGCGATATCCTTTCCTGATATATTTAAAAGGATATTAGATAATGTCCCTTCTCCATTTGGAGCTGAAACATCTTGATTTGGGCCAATACTAAATAATTGATGTATTCTATATCCCGAATTTGGAATTATAACTCTCTTCTGCTTTTTATCGCAATCCCAGTAAGCTTGTTCACATCCTTCAAAATGTATACAAGGTTTCATTTCTTCATCTATTTTCGATGCTATTTTTTCTAAAAACAATTCACATTTTTGAGCACATACATTTCCCTTATTATGAACTTCCAAATAATTATAATATTTACTTGATTTTTGACAAGACCTCTCTGCCAATATATCATCTGAATGAAGTTTAATTTTAAATTTAGGATATGAAATATATTGCTTTATTTTTTCTCCAAACAAAGCAACAAAAACAGCAGCAGCAGTAGCTATTGTTCCTAAAGTTGTAATAAAATAGTAATAATATTCACCAGATGAGATATTCTTACTCCAGTCTATGCTTGGAATAAATATTTTGTATGGAACAATATTTCCTAATACATAGAAAATAATGGCTATTAATATACAGCCAATTATATAAATCCATTTCATTACTATCTATTCTTTATTTCTAACACCCTATCCCCAAACGCTAACTTTATCACATCAGCTTTCACATCACTATCTTCCAACTCCAATTGCAGTATAACTTTTGGGGTAGTTAAGCCTTTTTCTCCGGCAGATTGCTCCGGCACATATCGCTCTGGCCAAGTGAACAAGTCTGTTATAGAAACACCCAAGCAACTTGCGATATTCTCAACTTCGGAAATCTTCAAATCGCGATTTCCCCTTTTCATTACAGAAATTTGGGACTCATCAATACCCATAGCATCAGCCAACGTTCGTTGTTTGATACCCTTTTGAGCCATTATCTTAAATATGTTATCTATTACATTCATACTTATGAAGTTACGCACAATATCTACACGACAACTTGCGAAAAACATAAGTTTTTATTTAGATTTTCGCAAATATACTTGTATGTTTCACAAGTTTATTCCATATTTGCACCTGCATTGATTAATAGTAGTTGCGAAAATATAAAGTACAGAATATATATAATAATGTAAGGAGGCAAAAATGGAAAAATTAAACCTACAAGGTCATGAGACTGGCGCTCGTTCGTTCAGAGAGATCTACTTCTCCATGGACAACACGCCGCCTAAGAAGGCTTTCATCCAAAAGATAGCCACCATTACCAAACGATCTGAATCGGCTGTCAGATGTTGGGTAGCGGGAGTCTACCAACCGGATGCGTTAGCCCAAGAAGTGATAGAAAGAGAACTTGGCATTCCTGCCAGTGAATTATTCCCAAAGGAGGATAAGGTATGCGCGCAATAGAATTCTATACCACCCCCTCCGGTGAAGTAACTATCAAAGAGCAGGGACAGCCGGAACGCCAACTGAAAGAGTCCGATACGGATTTCATTCAAAGTTTCCTTGAGATTTTGGAAGAGTTCTATCCGGAGGCTTATGCGGCACTCCGCAAGTATTACGCCCGTTACGATGGGAATAAATGCTATCGTGATTTCTTGGCTGTACGCAGGTTTATCAAATGCAACTTCGGGCTGTACGATAACATGATAGACGTGGATGAGAACTGGAATTTCAAATTCGAGTTTGTCGGCTGCCCTCTACGAGGAGAATGTGACGGGTTTAAGAAAATCTGTGAACCGAAGTTCAACAGTACATTATCAGACAGCCAGCTTCGGGTGATGGAGCTTTGCTACTATGGCAAGAAAGACGAAGAGATCGCGGAAACGCTTTTCATCTCGTCCCACACCGTAAAGAACCACCGGAAGAACGTTTTCCGGAAACTCTCGATACACTCCATGGCGGAGTTCATGCGATATGCGAACGAAAAGAATCTATTTAAGGGCGAATAATCATGCCAACCGAAAACACCTATCAAAGTATACCTTCTTTACGAAAGATCGAGATCGAATACCTTGCTTGGCAAATCACAAGGATGCAAGCGGGTATCCGGGAATTTATCGGACAAAAGGAAGCGCACCTCCGTTTCGGGAGACAGAACGTGGAAAGATGGGTCTCGGAAGGTAGGCTACAACGTTACAAGCGACCGGGCAAAATCGAGTACAGGCTGGAAAACCTGTATAAGTGCGCCCTAGATCCATACGACTATTAAATGAATCATTAACATAGCAAGGCACCTTGGCAAGGCGTTGCAAAAGGAAGTTTACAATACCCATCCAACTCGCTATTTCACGGACGGTAAACCGCATTGCTAATAAATCATTGACGTATGAAAACAGATTACTGGAAACTCGCCCAAGCGGTGAGGTGGGGATTTTACATCCTTTTCGGAACGCTCGCCATACTTGGAATCGTGGCTATTTGCCTAGGACATTTCCTGCATATCATCACGACGTCCGGATGTGCGGCAATGGCTTACATGATAGCTAAACATTGGTAACTAACATTTAAAAACATAACATCATGTCGAATCTAATTCAGATCAAAGTAGCTGAGTTGAATCAGCTAAACCCGCTCATGATAGCGGAAGATAACAGGGTAGAACAAAAGTTCATCCAAATGTATAACGCGATCTGGGGTACCGCCCAAGGAGCGCAAATCTACGAGAAAGAGAAATTCAACTTCCGGAAGATCTTACAAGACAAGCCGGAACTGCAAAAATGCACACCGTTATCCCTCTATGGATGCTTTTTGGATATAGCGGTCAACGGCCTGTCACTTGACCCGACAGGACGACCGCACTGTTATATTCTTCCCCGTAGCACGAAGACCGGCTATAAGGATAACAACGGTAGCGATATCTACGAACTACGTGCTTATCTCTCCATCACCGGATATGGCGAGTTAGTCATGCGGCAACGTGCCGGACAAGTCCGTTACGTGGATAATCCCGTGGTTTGCTATGAGGGCGATACCTTCTCCCCCGGGTTGATCGACGGCGTAAAGACCGTGACCTACCAAGCGGCATGCCCCCGAAAGTCCAACAAGGTGATAGGTGGTTTCTTACGTATCGTACGCACCGACGGTACCGTGGACTGGCACTGGATGATGGAAGGCGATATCAAGCGATTGGAAGCGTACAGCTTTAAGAACAACCAGAAATGGAACCCGCAAACCCGGCAGAAAGAAGGGAAGGCCAATGCCCTTTATACCTCTAGCGAAGGAGGTATTGATCCGGGATTCTTGGAAAGCAAGCTTATCAAGCACGCTTTCGACGGATATCCCAAGGTACGCACGGGACAGTTCTCCTCATTCGAGACACAGGAGGAACCGCAAGAGATCGACTACGGACTGGAAGAAACAACCGTTATCCAGCCCAATCAAGCCGGACAGCAACCGCAAGCCCTCCAGCCCCAATCGGAAAATCCTTTACAAGGATTCGGAGAGCAACCGCAAGCGGAACCGGTACCCGTATCTGGTATAACATCCCAAATATCACAAGAAGATGAAGAAGCCGGATTTTAAGAGTTCAATATCAACATTCAAAATTTTATCGACATGGATACACAGAATAACAATTTACCTTTCAAGGCTAACGAGGTCATTAGCATCTTACAGACAGCCCCGGATATTCTCGCCCGCAATGAGGCGTCGGTCTCAGCTTGCACGAACGCAGGGAAAACCCTCTTGGACACGATTGAGGGAAATGGAGGTATCGGCACGGACGAGATCGACACTGCGGTACAAGAATACCTTGCGAAGTCAAAGAAGACCGTAGAGAACATGAACAACCGCCGGAAGCCGTTAACCCAAATGCTAACGGCTATATCCAAACGTTTCACGACACTAGAGGGTTCCATAGACGCCAAATCCAAGGGAACCATCCCTTATCTGCTACAGATGGAGCGTAACAAATACGCCGCCAAGAAGCTGGAAGAGCAAAAACGCCGTGAGGAAGAGGCCCGGCAAAAACAGTTGGCGGAGAACGAGAAAGCCCAATACCGGGCCGACATAACGGTCTTGCTTGATACCACGTACGCCGCCTACGTCGAGAAGCATATCAACGCCTTGAACGGGATTTTCAATCGTGCCTCCCTAGCCACGTATGGGGACGTATGCCGGCAGATCACGCAAACAAGCACCGGTTTCTCATGGACGGATTTCGTGAAAAACGTCGTGGATAATAAACAGACATTCTATATGGACGGTGAGACCCGCAAAGCGATCAAGAACGAGATAGCCATCCTAAAGAAAAAAGAATATTCCGATCGATACGCTTTCGAGATCGAGGGACTGAAACAATCCTTGGTCGACCGCCTCCCATCCCTCCGGAAACAACTGGAGGAGCAAGAGGAAATTCGCAAGACCAACGCAATCGAGGCGGCACGGCTGGAGGAGGAGCGCAAACGGAAAGAGGCGGAGGAACGTCAAAAGGCCGAACTGGAACGCAAGCGCAAGGAAGAGGAAGCGAGAGCCAAGGCGGAGGCAGAGAAAGCCACCGCGGAAGTACAGGCAGCATTCGATTTCAGCGCCGCCAGTATGTCTCCTACCCCTACCAAGGCGAAGATCAAGAAAAAGATCCAAGTCACCAATCCACAAGGATTCATGCAGGTATACCAGATGTGGTTCATGCGTGAGGGTATCAACATGAGCATGGAGGATCTTGAGAAGATCCACAAGAAGATGATCTCCTACTGCGAGAAGGTCGTGAATAAGGACGGTGAGCGAATCCAGTCCGCTTTCGTGAGATATGTCGATGACGTAATAGCCAAATGATATGAGAAAGCTATATCTGTCCTCATGGATAAACTTCGGGAAATACAGGCGTACACCGAGTAACCTAAAAAAGATCCTCGATACGGAAGAGGGCCGCAAATGGTTCCGGTGGCTGATGGATAACACTTACGATTTTGAATTTGACTTCGCAGTCATTGAATACTTAAAACTCAAGGAAAAAGATGCAAGATACGTATTACCAACGGTCTGAGGTCAGCAACTCAGACCTGACAGAACTAAAGAACCTCCTCTATCCCCGTACGCAATACGGGGATAAGGAGAAGGCGTTCAAGTTCGGGAGTCTGGTGGATGCGATGCTGACAGAACCCGAACGGGTAAGATATGACAAACATACGGTAGATGACGTATTGTATTCCGGCGAAGATTGGGAACTGGCACAAGCCATGATCAAGTCACTCCGTATGGAAGCCCGACACGATCCGCTCATTAAGTATGCATTGGAACAATCCGATAAACAGAAATTTATGGTAAATAAAAATCAAAAATTTCAATACGGCAATTTTGAATACACACTTGACACTCGTTGCAAATGGGATTTCTGGTTTTCAGCAATGGGGTTTGGAGGAGATTTAAAAACAACTTTTGCTTCTTCTCAAAAACAATTTAATGAAGCCATAGATTTTTTCGACTGGGATCGCTCAAGAGCTTGGTATATGGATATTGCTGGAAGTAAACAAGATTTTATTGTTGCAATAAGCAAAAAGAATCAACAAATTTTCAAAGCCACTATAAAAAAAGATGGCACTTTATATAAACGTGGCAAAGAAAAGTACGAAGAGCTAGCCTTCCGGTGGTGGATGCTAATAAGCTAATAGTATGAAGAGTCTAATTTTAATCCTAATCGGCTGGCTAAAGTACAGGCTGGTAAAGAAATGCCCTATATGCGGAGCTCCCGTACTCGTAAAGAAATTACAGACGCATACGGGAGATACATTCAACGTATATCATTGCGGCAACTGTGGCAACGATTATATCTTAAAATAAAAATCATGAATCTCAATATCACACCGACAGACAAGATATCCGAGGAACTGGCCGCCATAGATGCCTTCCTGAATATCACAATGAGCGAAGACGTACAAGAAGCTGTCCTACGTGGAAACGACCTTGCCGTCTATATCGCCCGAACCGGGAAGCTGTTAGCGGACGCAAAATATCACCTGAACGTGAAAAAGAAATCGGAAGTATTCGACACATTACGGGAAACCGCTTCACGGGCCGGAGCGACCTCAAAGGCCGTAAACGCTATCATCGACAGCCTGTGCAAGGATGAGCAATACCTAGTCGACTGGTGTGATAGATTGAACCGGACCGCGACCCACCAATTGGAATGGTGTCGCACGATAATTAGCAAGGCGAAAGCTGAAATGGCCTTAGCGCCTCAGAGTTATAACAATCCTAAATTTTAAAAGAGCATGGAAGAATTAGTAAAAGAGCAACCCGTGTACGAGATCCAAAAAGTGAAGATCAAAAACAACCAGCTCACGGCGGAGTATACGGAAAAGTTCGTGGAAGCGAACTACAAGAACAACATCCTAAAGGAATCGGAGCAGTTTATCCACCCCGATCTACTGTACGCGTTGAACCGGCTTAAGCCACACGTAGTGAAAATCTGTGAGATGCACGAGGCTACATTGGTCAATGTCGCCAATCCCTCCGACGATGACTTGAACGAGAAGCTAAAGAATATCATCGTCACCGGATACAGCAAAGGCGGTAATGATGAATCAGCCGGCGTATCAATCCAAGCGCAAAAACTCCTGAAGAGCGGGCAGGTCCTTAACCTCTCCGTCCCATTCACCAAATACGAGGACGAGTCTGGCGACGGGTACTTTTACGGAGCCGAGTTGAAAGAGGCCATCGGTAGATGTAGCTACGAGGTGGACGCTTATCTGTTCGAAGGTAAATATGGCATCAAGCAAGAATCCTTCGATTTCGATACCCCGGAGGAATCGGATATCACGGGCGAGAAGGAAGAGAAGCCCAAGAAACGGGGACGGAAGAAAAAAGAGCAGATCAAGGAGATCGCCGAGGAGGTGAAAGCCTTCGACGAGTTCGCCTAACTAATAATAAAAACAACCGTTATGCAAATCACTTTACAAAACACGGAAAAGGGACAATGCTACGCGGTAAGGTTTGACAGGTACCGCCAGCAGGTCGTTGACAAGCTAAAGACAGCCGTCAGCGTCCGCTGGTGGGACAAGTCTACCGGAGCGTGGATGATCCCGGCCAACAATAAGTGCAAGGCGGAGCTAGACCAGCTCACCTATTACGTGAGGCACTTCGAACCCGTCAACTGGGGAGGGAACGAGTCTAAGACCGACGAGGACATAGCCTATCAAATACCGGACATGCCCGAGTTGGACGAGGATCATGGCCTAAAGATACAACCCTACCCCTATCAACTGCAAGGAATCGCACGAGGCTTACAACTAAAACGGTTTATCAATGGGGACGACATGGGCCTCGGCAAGACATTAGAGAGCATCGCTACCATCAACAAAGCTGATGCTTTCCCCTGTCTCGTTATCTGCCCCAATACGGTCAAAATCAACTGGCAACGTGAATGGCACAAGTTCACGGACAAGAAAGCCATGGTATTGACCGATTCGGTACGAACCTCATGGCCATTCTTCTGGCAAACGGGCATGAACCATGTGTTCATCGTGAACTACGAGAGCCTACGGAAGTATTTCGTACGCCGAATCAACAAATCGGAGAAATGGACGCTGAAAGACGTAGAGTTCCATAATACGATCAAGTTGTTCAAGAGCGTGATCATTGACGAATCCCATAAGGTAAAATCAACGGCTACCCAGCAAAGCAAGTTTTGCAAGGGTATCACCGCCGGGAAAGAGTGGATCATCCTGTTGACCGGTACCCCTGTCGTAAACAAGCCCAACGACCTTATATGCCAACTCGCTATCATGGACCGGATGAACGATCTCGGAGGCTGGAAATATTTCACGAGCCGCTATTGCTCCGGGCCGCACGGGGCCTCGAACTTGAAAGAGCTCAATTTCATGCTCTGGAAGCATTGTTTCTTCCGGAGGGAAAAATCCAAGGTACTGACTCAATTACCCGACAAGGTACGGCAGATTGTGACCTGCGAAATCACCAACCGCAAGGAATACCAAGACGCCGAGCGTGACTTGGTGGATTATCTGAGACGATACAAGGAAGCCGACGATGAGAAGGTACAAAAATCGCTGAAAGGCGAGGTCATGGTACGAATCGGCATATTGAAGGACATAACGGCCCGGGGTAAGTTGAGAGAGGTGATCGATTTCGTGAAGGATTTTCGGGAGAACGGAAAGAAGATCATCCTCTTCTGCAACCTGCATGAGATCGTAGACCGACTCCTACAGGCGTTTCCCACGGCGGTGTGTGTCACCGGACGGCAAGATATGCAACAAAAGCAAGCGGCCATAGACGCTTTCCAACGGAATCCCAAGACGGACGTCATCATCTGCTCCATCAAGGCCGCAGCGGCGGGTATCACGTTGACAGCGTCAAGCAATGTCGCTTTTATCGAGCTACCGTGGACATACGCAGATTGCGACCAAGCCGAGAGCCGGGCACATCGTATCGGCCAAAAGGACTCCGTGAATTGCTATTACCTGCTTGGCCGCAAGACCATCGACCAGAAGCTCTACAGGATCATCGAGGAGAAAAAACATATAAGCAACGCCGTGCTTGGCGCGGAGGACAATATACAAACAAACATCGTCGATATGATGGCCCGGATATTCGACGAGACCGAGGAGGAGGAATAACCATGGCAGAGGAACACATAGGGATCAACCGCTTGAAAGAACGGGAGGACGCTAATAAATATCCACGAAGGAAATGCGTAAGATGTATCCGTTATCCATGCTTCTCCGGACAAGGAATAGGTACGCACGCCATTAATCTCGCCGCTTATGGATGTAAGGATTATAAAAGTCAAACAAGATTAAAGAATATGTCGCACAATGTAAACAAAGGAGGTTCAGATGCTTAAAATATCATTGTTAATAATCGGAATGATCTCGCTAATATTCATTCTCACGTCTGGAATATCGATCCAGTTCAAGCCATTCCATATATCCCTAGCTTATCCATACTTTGGAACAGGGATGGTATTGATAGCCATTGGTTTCGCCTTGTGCTTCGGCTCGGCTTACTATCATGGAATATCAAATCATGAATATAAAGATGGTTACAGCAAAGGATTCAACGCAGGTATTGAATACATTATCGATTGGGCTAAGAATAAAAAAGAAGGCTAAAGATAACATTTTTATAGCGAGAGATAAAGACTAACAAAGAGAATAAATAAAAAGGCAGCGCCTCACAGCGCCACCCCATTACAACCTGCGACAAATATATCAAATAAAGACAACTATGGCAAGTGAGGCATTGAATAAATATATTGAGAAACGTTACGACAGGTGGCTGGATTACGCTAAGTATCACTGCTCACTTGCCGGAATGAGTAGTGAAGCTATTGACGTATTGAACGAGGTAATGTGTATGCTACTTCAAAAGCCTCTGGAACACCTCTCCCGGCTTATGGAAGCCAAGCAAGGTAAATATACCGAACTTGACTGGTATATCCTGCAAATGATAAAGCTGAACGTTACCTCGGACACGTCTCCCTACCGGCATAAATACAAGCCTATCCCGGTAGATGAGAATGTGGATTGGCGAAGACTGAACATTATTGATGAGCCCGATGATAGTATTGACCGTACCGAGTATATCCGGGAACGTATGCAGGATATCCGGGATATGGTCGACCTGTTAGGGTTGTCCGAAAAGGCCAAACGCATTTTTGCTTGGAAATTATTCGCCGGAGAGTCTTTCGCCGATTGGCCGGGTCCGGAAAGCCGGAAGGAGTTGTATGAGACCTATAAAAGTATTTTCAATGCGGTGATGGATAAGAAGGATGGGAGGTTGCTATTTTAAATGCCGGGGATTGATAGCTTGGCCATATCAATCCCCGATATTTCATTTATACTCAGTTTAAGATTTCCTCCTTCCAGCGACCCAAATTCAACATATCCCAACGAGGAGTTCCGTCAGACAATTCATTTTCCGATACACCGTATACGGAAAAGCTCTCATTGGCGAACTTGATCCGGGCTATCTCATGGCCTTTCTGATTCTGCATGTTCATGTGATCGCACATACGATCCCAATTTGTGGGACCAATTCATCATGAATCCTGTATTTCTATTTACACAAAATATTTTATAGCGCCTTTCCAGTTGATAGGATGTACGCTTGTGTAGTAAATGATAGAGCTTCTACTTAATTTCTAGCTATACTAAGTTTGCGGTTATTACATTTAATGTAAATCTGAAATATATTTATATATGATGTCACCTGCTTTATCCTCTGTCTCTGTTGACGTAAAACCGTTATTTGAAAGCCAAGTAATTATAGTTTCTGGAACATCCACACCTTGGATTCCACCAAAATACTTCCTCAATAATGCGGCTCTTTGATGCTTTGGTGTACTCAATGCAAATTTTTTAAAATACACAATAGCCTCATATCCTCCTATCTCAAATGCCATTGAACCTAATCCACTGGAAGCCTCATCTATTAATGTTTCTTCTAATCCTATCTCATCTTCCGCCTCGTGAGTTAATCCGGCATCTTCGAATGTGAGATCGTTATTTAATTCTATATTTTCAAATTCTTCTCCAAAAACGACCTGCAAATATGGTGTCTGAGGATCTTTAATAGGCCCTATCATTATAGCATTATCAGTAGCATCTGCTTTTCCCTCCTCTTCTCTATAATCCCAATCCTCATTCTTATTTTCTGTTATAGCAATATCAGGGTTAACAGGTATTGTATCCCCTGTTACAATTCTATCTCTAAACCACTCTTTTTTTGTATTATATGTTGCCTCCTGTCCAACCATTAAACTAGCCCAATCATTATCATCAATATTCATTTTTACAACAGCAGTCCCAGTATCACCATTTTCCCATTTCTTTTCTTTATTCCAATAATACATTGAAATATGTTCTGCCTGTTTTTTATCAAACACCGTATAAAATCCTTGGCCAAATTCTCCTGACCCACAAGAATAATCAATACCATCATCAACTATAGAATCTTTCGCTTCTATAGTAGTGCCATGGTATAGTGACATTAACTGTAATGGTTTTTCTAAAGATTTATGTTTATTAGGAAATACAATCTTATTTTCTTTTGCTTGAATGATCCTAACCATCTTTGTCTGATTCCTAGATTGGGGTCTATTGTCAACTATATGCCCATCCTCGCCTTTCGCCGGTTGTATCACCCGTGAAGTTCTCTCTTTATGTTGTCTTTCCGCTTTCATGACCATTTGATTTAAGGATTCAAACTATTCTTTCTCTTTCGCTTCTTTATCCAGATCTAGTCCAGCCTCTTTCATGAACTTAGCAGCAACTTTCGCTTGTTCCTCTTGGGCCTCTGCACAGGCTCTCAATGGGTCTCCGATAATAGAACCGAAAGGAATTCCCTGCAACGCATTGGTCGCAACCTGTGAGAGTGTAGGATCTTTTGCCATAGTGATTACTTTTAAGGATTTCCCAAATGTAGGGAATTATTTTGGAAGGGAGAATGAGTATAGAATAAAAAGAGCGTCTACCCAAAAATTGATAGACGCTTAATCTTTATAGTAAGTCTTTTTTAAAATTACAGCTCAATATTTGGGGGCATGTTTATCAATATCAGCAATATCAATATTATGCTCTTCAAAATATCTATCTCTAACCAGAACCGCTATTATCTTCATATACGAAGATAACGCCTCTCCTCGTATATATGCATCCATTTTTATTTTATTTATTTCATCTTCTCTCAAAAATTTTTCAGGGTAAACAACAGCTTGCTCTATACAAAATTGCTGTATATCATAAGGATTGCAAGATTGTGCATTTTCTTCCACAAAGAACTTTATACGCATCCAATTCTCTTCAACCATTTCCAATATACCCAATTGTTCAACAACCTTATAGCCTTCTTCGGTTATCCGAAGAGGACTTTGCCTCTGAGTAAATGGATCTGTTATTATTCCTCTATTCTTTTGTAGATTTTGAGACAACCCATCAATACTCTTTTGCATAAATGATATTGATGTTTCTATCTTACTTATTGCTGATTCTATATTTGAATGTTTATCCATCTGATTTTCTAATTTATGTTGATGATCGACACAAGGCAATCCATCCAATTTTGTAGATAAAGCCGTTAAAGAATCCAATTTCTGAGAATGAGAAGTACACGGAAGATCATCTATCTTTTTGGTTTTGTCATACACTCCCCTAGCCCACCATATAACAAAGATGAAGCCAGACACAAACAACAACCCAATCAGAAACGCTAAACCAAAATGCTCTTGTATTAATTTGGTAATTAAGTCTTCCATGATATATATTTTCATTTATTCAACAACCAACTACCTAAAAATCTTCGCCTTATATACAACTAACACTTTGAACACATAAAATGATGGCGCAAAGGTATGAAAAATTAGTTAAACAAAAAAAAATTACCTGTTTATTTAAAGAAACGTGAAAAAAAAGATAATATTATATGTTTCTGCAATATTTTTATTAGAATATCAAACCGCCCCATCTTCACAGGCAGGGCGGCTGAAAACCTAAAACACTAATACCAATATCAAACTACGATCTTCTCTTTCGTAGCAACCGTCTTACGACATAGCCAATACCTATAATCAGACACCCAGACAAAAGACCTATCGCCCATCCACCAACCTCTATCTTTATAGACTCCCATCGGGACAACTCCTTCTCCACAGGAATCGGAACCTCCACCTTACGATCCACGTAGATTTCTTTCGAAGGCAGATATAACGTATCCCTAGGAACCCTCATATTGGCGATCACGTTACCGAGACTATCCAATGCGAACATGAGTTCCACGTTCTTCGTGTTCGCCATATCCAACCACCGGAGAACAACCTTGCCGTTCTCATCACACTCCATCAACGCACGTATGGAAGCGCTATCGGCTGGCATTGGGTAAGGTACCAACTTGTCTATGTAGATCGAGTCAGTACGGTTCTCGATAGCGACAGGCTGTATCTTGGTCCGGCACCCGGACAGGGTGAGGATACCTATCATTATTAATACAATGTATCTAAGTTTCATAATCATGAAAATTTGATCGTGCCCGTATTTAGATACCGCCCGGATACGAAAAAGGCGGCTGATCCAGATTGTTGAATTGCCGCCTTTGACTAGCCCATTAAGAAGAAACTTATGTCATATGGAAATTAATCATTCAATGGTAAAAATCCATTTTTGTCTAGCGATTTAAGGACCGATCTTAAAAGATAGTTGCTACCGAATGATATAACATATTTACGAGCCCTCTCTGAAACAGGGACCAGCATCTTTTTATCTACCAAAGATCGTATCAACCTCGATATCTCTGGTGAAGATTTGCCCGGAAATAGAGCTTTCACGTCAGCGGCTTGTATCTCTTGCCTCTCATTTGTTATCGCCGCTCTTAATATATTATACTCAATATCCGTTATATATTTATTTGATAATGAATCGGACATAGATGGAAGCAAGATGTTATCTCTCAAATAAACATAATCTACCAATCTGTCTATTTTTTCTATCTCGTTTTTTAACCCATGAAGTACGTATTCGCACCATTTTATCAATCCCTCATTCGTATATGTGTCGGCCAATGATAAATAATTGTAATACTCATTCCGGTCTGAACAAAACACTGCTGTTGGATTGATGATCCTTTGCTTGCTTTTAAATACATTTTTCAACAAAAGAGCATAGGTGAACAGCCTGACAACACGTCCGTTTCCATTCTCAAATGGGTGTATCCATACAAAACGATGATGCGCTATACATATTTTCATCAAATCGAACTTAGGTCTTGTTTCCTCATTTACAAAATCGACAAGCTCTTGCATTAATGGAATCACCTGCAAGTAATCAGGAGGGGTATGCGACGAACCTCCTATTCTTACGTTGCACTCCCTGAAATCACCTTTGGTATAGCAACCTTCCCTGCTTGCGCTAAGAGAATCTACTGTGAGAGAATGAAGCTCTCTGATAAAGTTTAGCGTAATGGGCGTGTCATCAATCACGCTTTCAATAAAAGATGTTGCTCTTTCGATATTCAAAATCTCCGTGATCTGCTCATTCCGATAAAAACTGCCATCGTTTATTTTTGTGGATTCGACATAATCCATAATTGTCGTATTATTACCCTCTATACGAGAAGATCCAATACTTTCAAGCATATGAAATATACTTTTCATCTGCATAAACACTAATGGATGGGTAGTACCCTCCAATATCTTGTACCTTAACTTTTCAAGCTCAAGCACAAGATCGGTTATAGGCATATCAAAACCAACGCTAGGCATCATTATTTTTTGATTACACATTTGCATACATTTTTTTCATCATTTGCATAAAACTATTTCATGTATTTGATATACAACCGATACAAAATTAGCAAATAAAAAAACATTTGCAAAAGGATCAATTGTTAATTTGCAAAACAGCAATCAAACACGTCAAAGATCTCTTAGCTTGTTATTATGTAAGCCAACACGCATGTCATAGCAAGTTCCATCCGGCTATCACGTCCGACATATCAGCCTCTCTCCCATTCTCCACCTTGCTCATCCCGGCCACAATCCGGATCATTTGCTCACGATCGTTGATGTTGATCGGATCATCGGCAGGGATACCGGCATAATCAGATACGGCCTTAATGTAAGCGTTCGTATTATTCTCGTTTTCCGGCGCCCATCTTCCTATTATCTTGCGGATCGTATCCAGCTTATAGTTCCGGTAATAGTTAGACAGGATCTTGAAGATCGCCCTATACCCGTATGCCATCGATTTAAATTGCTTGAACTCTTTGTCTGAGCTTGTCTTCTCGCCTTGGAAGACATCGCTATTCCTTCTGATGTTCCCGGGGTTGTTGTTACGTAATCCCCGGGGTAAATTGTTATTTCTCATTCCTTATCCTCCCTTCTTAATAACCGTTCTGCGGCTCACGATCGCCGCATTTCTTTTTCTCGCACCTCTTTAAAGCCAGTTCTATCTTCACGTCCGAGTAGCTCTCTTTTAAGGTGAAAAGCTCGTCCTGCACCTGCCGGAGCCGTCCGGTCTGCTCAACGAACCGTTCCTCCTTCTCAGACAACTGCTTTTGCAAGAACTCGTTATACTCACGCAGGGCCTTGAACTCCTCCACGTCAGCTTGAGCGTCCGCTATACGGGCGTTCGTCTTACGGTTCACCCACGCACGGATGCCCCATTTTATCCCCTCGATCCCGCCCATCGCGCCGGTTATCGCCAATATCGTATTCAAATCAACTCCCATAACTCGTTTTCTTTTAATATATACGGGGGCTTTTATTTGCCCACCCCCGATAAAGGCTTATAATATTTTCTATCTGTTCTCCAACTCTTCCACCCTCTTCTCAAGTGCCTTGACCTTGGCGTAAAGCTCCTTGATCCCGTTGATCCCAAATGCGGTCAACATCTGGATATAATCCACGCCGTAATAGGAATCCCCGTTATCCGGTGTTATGAGTTGTACCGCCTCCGGAAGAACCTCTCGGACGGCTTGCGCCGACACGCCGATGCGAGGGATCTTGTCCTCGTCCTCCTTCATCGTGTAGTAGAAGGCGGATATACCCTCCAGCTTATCCAACACGTTCGGGATATCGAAGAAGACGCTCTTCAGGCGGATGTCCGAGGAGGTCAAGCCTTGGTAATTGGTGATATACACATGGGCCGTGCTCGCGGCGTCCTTGTTGATGTACAGGTTGGCTATATTCCCGGGACTGTTCCAGCCATAGATACCGTTGCCGTTATCGATCCGTACCCCCAAGAACGGGTATCTCCCGCCCGGGGCGTTAAATACGACCCCCGTGCCCTCCCTGTACAACACTTTCTCTACCCCCATGTCATAAAAATAGGGGCCGAATCCCTCAAAGAAGACACCTCCCCATGAGCTACGGTCTCCGAACTGGCCGGCGAACTGCGTGGTCTTCCCGATGGTCAGCATTCTCGGGAACGTTATCTGGGTACGATCCGAGACGGACGTATCCACGATCAGTGACCCGTTCGTGATGGTGAAGTTTCCGATCCTTGCCAAGTTCGCAAAGATCTCCTCCACGTCAATCTCCGAGGCTGCTATCTTCCGTGCCATCAGCAAATCGGTCGCCACGCTGGAGAAGTTCGCCCCGAAGGTGTCCCAATAGGCGGTATTGGTCGGATGTTTCCCCTTGAAGGTAGGCTCGTTATCATCCACCTTAGCCACATAATACGAGCGGGTGCCATCGCTATTCTTGATCGATACGATATCGGTAATCTTGGAGCTGGCGTTATAGGTAGCGCTTGAGTCGTAATCGCCACGGTAGGTGCAGCGGGGGCCACGATCGCCACGGGGACCGGGATCGCCGTCTTTCCCGTCCTCGCCATCCGTGCCGTCTATCCCGTCCTTTCCCGGTTTGCCTTCCTCTCCCTTGATCTTGGATACGCTCCATGCGCTCCATACCCCGTTTCTCTTGGTGCTGGTGGCCATCCAGATCGTGTCCGTACTTTGGGTGTCGCTCCACTGGGTATTGGTATTAGGATGACCGTTTGGGGCCGACGGGTTCGCTACGGATGAGAACTCCACGTCGAAATCGGCCGTGTCCGTCATTTGCCTCGGGGTCGTCCACGCCGCTTGCTGTGGATCCTTCCCGTCTGACGAGAAGATCCGGGTGGAGGCCCACAAGATAGCCTCACCGGACGGGATTCCGTCGCTCCATCCCTCCGTGGTCGGTAACGGGGAGGCGTACGAGCCGCCAACGGGGACGGCGGGCGTGGCGTTCGTGCGGATGAACACCGTGCTCTTGAAACTGTTCGAGCCTTTCGCCACGAGTTTTTTCCAGTGCCTCGTGTCATCGGGGGTTATTCCGGGCGTGGTTTGGGATATACACTTATACACGTTACCATCGTAAGATACCTTGTCGCCGGGGTAATAGACGGACTTATCGGAGTAAGCGCCCCGATCCACCTCCGGATAATCGATCTCGCCGGAGGGCGATTGGTAGATACTGCCTTTCAACACGAGACCGTCTCGCTGATCGTATGAGAGGAAGGCGTTATTATCTCCGATCCGGAACGCCTTGGAGAGCATGTCCCAGTATTGCGTGCCGTCCGTGTTGATGATCTTGTTCAGCCGCATCCAGCCCGGGCCGATCTCGCTGAAGCCGTAAAGCGTGGAGAAACTGCGCTGGCCGTCCACCTCTGTACTCAAGGCCCCGCAAAGGAGATTGTAATACGAGCCGTCGTCCAAGTCCCTCGGCTCCTTGCTCAACAAGAACGTGCCCGCCGATCCCGACTTGGCGCAGCGGGCGTATAGATACATGGCCTCCGTGTCATCCCCCAAATAGGGAGACGTATAGGCCGCCATGTTCCAGTATTTGTACTCGGTCACCTTGTGGGAGGGTGCGAGCGAGTCTATCCCCAATGTCATGTGCTGCAAGATCCCGGAGGGGGTGGTAAGCGTACGTCTCTGCCCGTCATACGTGAAGGCATGATCCACCTCGGTGACCGCCTGTCCGTCCTCCGTGGGAATACGGTTGACGAAACGGAACTGCAACGACTCATGTCCCACCAATACCGACATGGTGCGAAGCCACGACATCGCCTGCCCCTTGCCGTAATCCTTGAACGCTTTCTCCAGCATCCCCTGCATCTCCACCGCGTCACGCCAACGGCGAAGGGTGAACGATACGGCCTGCTTGTGTCGTGTCTCGTTCGTCACCTCCTCGCTCTCCAGCTTTCCCAGCTCATCGGACAGGAAACCTCCTACCGGCGTGTTGGATAGCTCAAGCTCCGGGCTGTGGGGCCTATTGATGTAATCCCTCACCCCGGTGATCCGGATCAGGATGCCGTTCGGCTGGAATTGCGGGTCGCTGAAATCGACATAACCGCCGGGTACCAACTTGGCGCCGATCGCCAGCCAATTCTTCTTGGCCCATATGCCGTCCAGCTCTCCGCCGAACGTGAATTGCCGCTCCTCACGCTCGTAAAGGCAGCGTACCGCCTCCCGGAACATCTCCCAGCTCGCCCCGGTCTTGGTGGCGTTGTCGCACACGTAGGCGGTGGGAAGGGAGATATTGAAGACGGCGTACTTGTCGCCGACCTCCGGATACAGGGAGGCATTCGGCAGCGTCATGCCATCCTGCTCGGACGAGACGATCTCGAACTTACGGCCGTCATGTACGTACTTTACGTCGAACTCACGGCCCGCAAGACGGCCTGTCTGGAAGATCACGGTCATGGTCTGGCCGGCGATCAGGCAATCCTCGAAATTAAGGTTATCAGGAATTGACGAGTCGTAGAAATCATAGAACGTGACATCGTTCCCGTCCGTGTCCTCGCCCGGCTCCGTGTCGGTCTCGCTCACCGTACCGACCCGGGATGGATATATATCGCTGGCGTCGTAGCTGTCCTCATTATAAGAGGAAAGGGGCTTGTCCGCGCGAGTGACATACATCCCGTCCTTGTCGGTCTTGTAGCGTCTGCCTTGGTAGGAAAGCTCCTGCGACTTGGGGAGCAGCAAGGTCTGGCTTCCGTAGGCCGAATAATCGATATTCCGCTCGCCACCTTGCACGTAAAGGATCTCCACGGGGAGGTTGTCGCCTTGGTTCGCACGACCTACACCGGGAAGGAATCCGTTACCTTTTCCGTAGGATAGCTTTAGAGGAGCGTCCTTGTAATACTCCACCTTGCGGAGGTTGATAGTTTTGCCCACGATCTCGAACTCCGTGTCGAACTCCTCGGCCAAACGCCCCAATACAGCCCAGCATTTCTCATGGTTGAACGACAACAGTTTCTCCGGGGCCTCGATCACCGTGCCGACCGTCCAGCCGGAATCATAGAGATTGAGGTTGTCCACCAGCAGCTCCACGAACATCCTCGGCGTGGCCGTCATGACGAACTTGAGCTTGTACGGCTTGTCGGACAACAGCTTGTACTTATATTTTTTCAGGATCTCCTCGTTGCCGCCGAAGGTGACGGTATAGTCGAATACCCTCGTGCCCTCCTTCTTGAAATCCGAAGGGTACCACAGCGTGTACCTTTCCCCCTGGTACTCGATATACGTCCCGGTGGGCAGCTCCACGTGATCCACTAGGGAGTAACGCAGCTCCACCTTCTTCGCTTGCGCTATCGCCCGGTAACGATAGCTGTCATCGTCCACCGGGATGTCAAGCAATACCTCGCCCGTCTTATCATAGATACGCATCTCGAACGGTATTTAAAGGGTGTTCGAGACGCTTTCGGGCATACCCAGCAAGGCACGTACCCTCGCCTTGCAGTCGTTACGGTAACGTTCCAGACAGGCGAACTCGGCCTCAAACTCGGCCTTTCTCTCATTATCCGAGCTCAATTTATTCAGCGTTATCGCCTCTACCCGATCGGCGGAATACTCTCTCCGGATCAATCCGGACACGAGACTGTCATAACTTGCGGAAGTAGCCTCGACCAGCGTGCCGCCATCCTCGCACGTGCCGGTATAGGCGTAAGCCGTGCAAGGCTCCGGTTCCGGTTCGCCCCCGTGGCCCTCCGGAACGTGGTTCTCCAAGACCTCCTCGTTCAGGTATAGCAGGTAATGGTTGTCATCGTATTTTACGAATGTCTTTCTCTCCGTGTAAATCGCTCTTGTCTCCATATATTTAAATGTTTTTTAGCCGACCCGGAAGGATCGGCCAAGAGCGATCCCAACGGGTCAAGTGAACCTGAAAAATTTCTTACCGAACTTGTTGGTGAGCACCTTTATCACGGTATCCACCGGCAAGTCCTCGTGAGAGAAGTCCGTGAGCGCCTGATCAATCAAGACGGCGGAACCGGTGAAAGCGTAACGCTCCTCGCCTTTCCATCGGAAACGTATGGCGAGGCACTTCTTTGGCGTGCCGTCCTCGTTTCTCTCGATCTTGCTATCCTCGATTTTATAATCAATCAACTCTATGAGTTTATCATCCTCCGGCCCTCGTTTATCCTCCGGTATCCGGGTATCATAAAGTATATCCTCGAATCTCATTTTCCGGTCGGCCGGGAGATCCTCCCACGGACTTTTTTTATTCCTTATCACCTGTCCCAGTCTTTTCCTTGGTGTTTCCATTCCTAATTTATTTAATAGATTACTCGTATCAGCGTGTTGGATGAAGCCTATACGGGAAGAGGCCCTCTTCCTTATCTCCTCGTCCGGCAAACCCTTCTTTCTCAATCTAGCTATCTGGCGGCAGAGAGCCACCTTGTTACGTTTCCGGACACGGACGTGATCCGGGAAATGCACGTATCCCCCCGTATCGACACCGTCCGTCACGTGCCCGATCTTCCATCTCGGGTTAAGACCGATCCTAAGCTCGTTAGCGTAATAAAGACCGATCCACTCGATGACAAGGTGCAAGAATACGGTGTCCTCATGCAGTATCAGGACATCATCGGCGAGACGGTAGCAGAAATCCAGACGGTTCAGATATCCCTTGAACCTGTCCGAGAGATATTGGATCCCTTTGGATAACTCCTCATAATCATGTTCTGTTTTGGCCGTCGCGATACTTTCCTCGATATATCTTTTCGTGTAGTACTCAACCAAAGCCGGGCATTCCCCGACATGGAAGCACCGCTTCAAATCGTGATCGAAAAGATAAAGATAGACAAGCGAGAAGAACTGCGCCAGCTTCGTGCCGGGAAACATACCGGTATCCCCCTCGACGCTATCGATGATCTCATCAAGCCTTCGCAATAAATGATTATCCTTGATACGTGTCCTGAGCTGGCTTTTCAGTACAGGGTGATTGACGGTCGGATAGAAGTGGTGGATATCGCACAGGAGATAGTCGGTGGTACGTTCCGGATATTTTCTCAGGACCTTCCGGATCATCCTCATGTAGGCGTGGGGACCGCGTCCTCTCACCCCTCCGTAGGTATACGCGGAGAAGGATCTCGTAAAATAATCCTCCACCTCATTGAGCATCGCCCAGTGCTGGACATGATCCGGGAAAGGGAGCATCCCGATAAGACGTTTTTTCGGCTCATGGACGGTCATGAAACGATACGGGGAGGTTACGAACGTCCCGTTTTCAAAAGAGTATAGGAGATCGGAAAAGTTCTTTTCCAAGTCCGCCTCGAACTTTATTATGGCCTTTTTGCCATGCTTGTTCTTGCTGGCATGATCAAAAGCCTTGTAATAGTTTTCTTTCCGGGCTATATCCCCGGAAAAGTCACCTTTTCTCCTCATGGTGTCCCAAGTGTCTTTTAGTGTCCAGTGTCTGCAATCGCCATCGGGTCATGAGCCGTCGGTTTATCAACCTACCGGGACTATACCCTTAGCCTTGATTTTTTGTCCAGTGACAGGGTCTCTCCTCCACTTCTTCTTACTGAATAAATCAGCGGCGTATCCTAGGGGCGACGACCAGTTCACGTGAGCGTCCGAGACCGCATTGCTACCAAGGAGGCACGCTAAGCCGGCATAAGCACCGTAGCTCGCATGACCACGACGGAACGGACAGCGAAGGCCGGAACTGGACGTCAGAGAAGACAACCCGCCCAATCAATAGGCGGAACAAAGGTAATATTTAATTTTTCATGTGCGACCGCCTTACGGCGGGAAAAATAAAACAGGAACGGAAACAACATGTCAAAGAACTAAGATGCGGCACTTACGTGCCTTGGGTGCTCGGGCGCTTCGCACCCTGATGGACACGATGGACACCCGAACACAATGAACGCTAGTACTGCACGGGCACGGGGCTTACGTCCTCTGCAAAATAGCAGAGGGGCGACGACCAGTACACGCGAGCGTCCGAGACCGCATCGCTACCAAGGAGGCACGCTAAGCCGGCATAAGCACCGCAGCTCGCAAGACCACGACGGAACGGACAGCGAAGGCCGGATGTAGCGTTGTCGTTATACCAACCGTCGCAATAATAGGTGCTGGAGCTGCCGGAGGCGACAGTCGGGGCAGAGCATAGATTCTGCATACTGAGCTCAGTGATATATTTCCAGCCACTGGGATCGTTCTTAGGAACCTTCGCGGCCTTTATCAGACCCTCGATCGAGTTGATGTTGAAAGCCGAGTAAAGGGACGGGGCGACATAATAATCTCCGCTACCGTCGGACAGCTTGTTTATCAAAGCACCACGCTCGATCAGACCGATATGCCCGTAGAAGTTCTTCAAGCCTAGGAAGCAAGGAACGTGCGCTTGGTGGACGGTACCACCGTCCGAGCCCTTCACGGCGTAGTCGCTCACGCCGACCGAGTCCCCCAACTCGATCCCTACGCTCGTCGGAATAATCGGATAACCACCGTTATGGCTCGACCAAGGATCCCAAGACCATTCCGTAACTCCCTTACCGGTACCGCCCTGATATAGGCCATTGGAGTCCTTTACCGGGTTCAACGCGGACTGGCAATCACGGGTACCCATGATAAGGCGGTAGAGATAACCGACGACGCTGTTCGCGACGAACCAGCCGGATTCCCAGCCCTCACCCTTCTTGCGGGCGGCCGTGCCGAAAGCCGCGGCGTTCATGTTCGTGGCAACCATGCCTAGCTGCGTGTTGTGCTTCCCGTCCCTCGTCGCGTCGTTGTTCCCGCCACGATAACGGGGATCGTCACTGACGACGGAGACCAACGTGCCGCTCGTACGGTCCATGACGCCGGCTCCCAAGGCCGACGTACCCCCGGCCGGGATGTAATAGTTCAAATGACCCTCGATCGGGGTCGGGCTGACAGCCTCGTAATAATAGGTGGAGTCAACCCACCAAGAGTAGTAGTGGGCGTTCCAGCACCACAGGTAATCGCCCATCGTGCCGTCCAAGGCAGCGGGACTGCCGTCGGCGAAACGACGGTGGTTCGTCGGGTCAAGCTTACGCCGGCTACGGTCAACGGACACGAGGTAGCAGCCCAGACCGATCACGGAGGGAAGATCCCGCAGGAAATCGATATTACCGTAAGCCTCGCCGACTGGCGTGCCCTGACCACGTTTCCAGCGACGGATAGCGACGTGCTTGTTCACGATCGATACCGCGTCGGCGAAAGGGATCTTAACCGACTCGCCCGTTTCCTTGGACACTCCCTCGATCAAATACTTGGAGGGCTGGTTCGTGTCGGCCAAGGGCAGCTGGTCGATTGTCTTGCCGTTATCGAAGGCCGTGATGATAGCGCGTACCTTCTCCTCCTCTGCTGTTGTTAATGACATGATTCTGTATATTAAAATGTTAGACAATTATACCTTTCGTATCCGGCTACCGGATAAAAATCTCATCACGCTACCGGCCTTACGAATGACCGGGGCAGTAACCTCAATGACTATCGTTTGGGACAACGAGGTGTTATGCGACGGGATAACGTGGATCGTGGCCGTGCCGGTCTTACGGACAGTCAAGTTTCCACGTGGGTCCACGTACAACGCATCACCGGAATAAAACGCCTGTTGAAATATCACATTAGGTAATACATAAGCTGGAAAAAGACTCACGGCTATCTTCTGGGCGACGGCATTCCCTAACGTTATCCTCTTGACATATTTCAGCTCCATACGGGTAGGGGCAAGAAGCGCTTGACTCATCAACGATTGCTCGGCCGCTTTCATGGAAGCGATCTGCGCATTGCCCTCGGAAATCATCGCCTCAGCCTCGACAGCGGCAGCCAAAGCCTCATCAGATGCTCGACCGGCCAAATCAGCCTGTTTCCCAGCCTCCAACGCTTTAGCGTTAGCCAAACCCGCAGCAGAGATAGCGTTCCTCGTGGCCTCGATAGCCTTATTCGCCTCCGCAAGGGCGGTCTTGGCCGCTTCCGTTGCCTGCGTACCACGGGCGATACATTTCCACCAAGCCGTATCGGTCAAGGGGTGGTTCTTGTTTCCGTCCTTGACACAGAGGTAGCAGCTATCATCCGTGACGACGAAATCGAAGGTGTTGTACGTACTCGCCGTGGCATAAACGCCCTTATCGACGAACGCCACCTTCCCCAATACTATCTGACTCATTATAATTCCTCCTTCCTTTTTTTGGTCATACGTTCAAATACAGCTCACCGGTCTCTTGGTTGAGCTTGACAAGGTTTGGTGACACCTCGTCCTCGTAGGACATCACCAGCGTCATGTCGGCGGGGTTGATCGTGAAGGTCGGGTACAAGACGCCTCCCTTAGCGAGGATGCCCGTATCGACATACCTGTCCCCATCCAGATCCCATTTCCACCAGTTGCCGTTATCGCCAACCTTCCACGGGTGGTCGGCCAGCTCTTGCGCGCGGTCACCCTGTGTCTTGGCGAAGTTACCCTGCGTGTTGGCGTAAGAAGCTTTCTCATTCGCCAATTTCGCCGCGTCATTTGCGTTTTTAGTTGCGATTTCGGTATCTTCCTTGATCTTCTCTAACCCATCGTGAGCGGCATTAGCGTTAGCCGCGGCTTTATTGGCTAAATCAGCTGCGGTATTAGCCTTACCGGTTGCGGTATTGGCGTTCCCTGTCGCGGTGATGGCGTTCGCCGTGGCCGTATTGGCCTTAGCCGTGGCCGCCTCGGCGTTCAGCTTGGCGGTGTTGGCGTTGGAGGCCGCCGTATTAGCCGCCTTGGTAGCGGCACGGGCGTTGGAGATCTCCGTGAGCATGTTCTCGTAAGCCGTCTGGATGGTTCCGAGGCTCACCTTCACGCTGGTTTGTATGCCGTCTATGATCTTGCAACCGATCGTGTACAGACCGGTAAGGCTGTCAGCCAGCGTGAGTTCTGATATTTTCTTTTTCTTAATCGGCATATATGTTCAAGTCTATGTAATACTCCCCGTCCTCCGTGACCACCAGTTCCCCGGCCTCGGTAGCCAGCAGGTAATCGATACCATCCATCCGGAACACCGTGAACTCCAGCGTGAGGTTGAATGTCACCACCACACGCCCCCGGAGGCTCTCAAGCTTCCATCCGGATGTCCTCTTGTAGTAGCAGGGGTATTCCTCCACGTTGTAATCCACGTACAGCGAACGCTCGCCCGGCTGGATCAAGGCATCCAACAGAGCGTCGTAACAACTCCATAATGTCGTCATTGAGCCAGCGATGAGACAGCATTTAAGAGTGACTTCCTTGCTATTATACACCACCTTGCCGGCATCGTAAATCTTACCGTCAACGTCCAGTACCGTACGGGACAGGTTAGTCTTCACGGTCGGAGATCTCATGATCTCGTCCCGGCCCTCCGTCACCATCACGCCGTATCGATCCAAGGGTACGCCGTCAAGCTCGTACTCGGAGAGTGGGACGTACCGGCCTCCACCCTCCGGGATCGCCACGGGCGAGGGTCTTACGGGCTGATCCTCGGCGAACCGTAACGTGAGGGCCTCCAACGTGTCCCAATCCTCATATGCCGGGCTCTGGATGAGTCGCAAGCTCCACTCCCTGCCCAGCGAGGGGATACGGAAGAGGTGATACCCGGACTTCGATAGGTGCTCGACGAGAGCGCCGGCGGATCTTCCGTCCACGTCGCGGACGAACGTGATGTTGAGCTCCCGTGGTTTCAAGGTGGGCTTTTCCAAGTCCGGCTCTATGCCGTCCTCGTCCGGCCAGTCGTTCCTATCCGGTTCCACCAGCTCGGGGAACGAGAGAAGGCCGTCGTAACCTCCCTCCGTGATCCATACGCCGAAATCGGTGTAGGCGTCCTTGCCGTCTATGTATAACTCACCCCTCATAATATCACCACGGTATTATCCTTGTTTATCTCAACCTCTCCTCCTATATTCACCAGCAGGATCACGGCGTAGTCGCTCGCCACGACCCTAGCCTTGCCGCCGTGCATGAGGATCACCTTGTGAACACGCTCGTTATCGTCTATCGTTATCACCGCATCCGTATCACCTATCACGGCGATATTGCCGGGATTGGTTACGTCCACGTGGCCGGAGTCAACGTACACCCCGTAGGGCATCACGTGACTGGCCATGCCACGGAACATGTCTAGCGACGGGAAATCATTCTCCGCACAAAACTCACGCCCCTGCGGGCTGAAGAACAGCCACACGAGGCTTCTCCAGTCCGTCACCCCGTTAGAACCACTGCATGCCCCGAGCGAGAGGGCCGATTTGATTATGTCGTTAACCGTCTCCATCATTATCTTGATCTCATTAATATACCCTTGTCGTTAATAGTCTTTATACCGGAGGCCGCCGACTTGGTATTCGCCTCTATCTTCTCGGATAGGGCCTCTATACGTCCGGAGATCTCCGCTACCTTGGCCGTGTTCTCCGACACCTTCCCAGACAGGTCCTTGATCGCCTCCACGTTCTTCCAGCCCCTTGTCTGGAGGTCGTAGATGAAGCGCATCTGGTCGGCTATACCCGTCACTTGCACCAACGTCCTATCTAAAAATATAAGTTGGGTCGACATCTTACCGTCTATGACGTCCGCAGAGTCCTGAGAGATGGAACCAACGCCCTTGGACGAGGCCGTACGCCCGTCGTCCTCCTCTACCGCATTACCGGTATTGAAATATTTGTCGGCCCAACCAAACTTACGGTCGAGGTCGTCGGCCAGCTCCTGCGCCTTCCGATCCAGATAATCCTGTTCCCAGTCGCTGATATAATCGTCGGACCAGAACTCGAGCAGCTTCTCCCGGATCTCTTTCATGGGATCGGACGCGGCGGCCTTGATCGACTCCGTGACCATGTTCCTTATCATCTTCCTCACGAGATCCTTAGCTGATTGGGCCTTGTCTTCCCCAGCTGACCATGCCTCGGCGTAAGCGTTGGCGAAATCGTCGATCGCAGATTTTATGTCACTACCGAAAATGGCGTCCTTGCCGGCCTCCTTGTTATCCGCTATGGTATTATTGATCTCGTCTATCTGGTCCCGCCACTCCTTGATACGGTCATTGTCGGTTTTCTTCTTGTCCTCCTCCTCCTTGATCTGGTTTTGGATAAGCACTTTTTGCTGTTCCAATAGCTTATTCTGCTGGTCGATAAGCTTGGAGGCATCCTTGGAATAGGCTTTCTCGATGGACCTGCCCAGCTTGTCGTACGACTTGTCCAACGTGTCGATCTGATCCTGCAAACGCTGGATACGACTCTCGTTCTTCTTGTCATGGATCTTGGCGATAGAAGAGGCAAGGGATGTGACCACCCCGATAGCGGCACCGGCGGACGCACCGATCGGCCCGAACATCGCGCCGGCTTTCGCCCCGTCCATGGCGGAATTGACTGCGTCCATGGCCACATTCAAGCCTTCGGCTATCTCACCGAACGCACCACCGAACGAATCCCCGAGTTTCGAGAAAGTATCAGAGAGGAATTGCCCGGACCGCATGATTTCGCCAAGCCCTTCCTCTATATCGTCAATTGCCTGTCGCAGCTTTTTCGTATCGCTACCAGCCTCAAATACGCCTTTCAGACCTTTGGCGACCTTCTCGTATGCCGGGCGCAACTTGTCCGCG